TCAGGGTGGTAGTTTCGGGTTAACCGCTTCTCCCGGCCACAGTAATTTTTGGGCTATGTTTCCTTCGGATGGATCTGTTTTACAGCCGTCCGAATATTTTACCGGCGCCCAAGGCTTCGCGAGTCATGACGACTTCCTAGCATGGTGGAATAAAACACACGAAGCCGGCGTCGGTAAGGGAATAGAGAGGCTTTTGAACTTTGACAGAAGATGGATCTGGAACGCCGGTTATTCTCTTTCAGCCAAATTAAAAGATATTTGCCCGCACCCACAATATTGGAACGGCATGCTGCGTAACTTTACTGGCTGTGAAATAAATCATAGCACGGTATTCGATGCTGAACATTATACCGGCGTCGGAGATAAAGACTTTTATTTTAAGTCCTACTCCCCAGGAATTGACTATCTCCGCGGTCTGGCGGCTTATCCAGGAGACGGCCAGTGGGGGCAAGATGAGCGAGAAATAGTCATCGATATGCACGAATTCGATGACGACTTGGATCCCGAAGTCATAGATCATGGCACTCCAAGAATAGGTAATTTAATGCATGCATTCATGAATATGTCCCTAGGTGAAGCTTCTGGCATAACCGACGAGAGAATCACTGCTACATACCCGAATATGACAAGCGGCGCCTCGGCTATTAGTGAAGTATTATTAACAACCTGGCAAGCAGGTTGCTACGTAAATACGGGTGTTACTTTTCCTGAGGATCCCACCGCCGCGGAGCTGGCAGAGGTATATGAAGATATCGCCAATCGGTTTGGAGAAAGTGAATTTTTCGCCGAAGCCCTTACCTTCAGCGAACAAATGGTATACCACCATGAAGCGGTCACGGCGGCCAACGTCGAAATAGATAAACACACCGTTGCACGCGATGTGGCCGCTGGCACGTGCGTCGGTTCGCTCTTCATCTTGGTCCCTGCCTGTGTCGCATGGGCCGTCGAGCAGAGCCTGCTCGACGATTGGAGAGACGAGTTCGCCAAACGCTCCGCCGCGTGGGTAACCTACGGTACCACCGCGGTCGAAGCTATAATTGACAGTACTGGTATTGTAGATGAGATTTTAGGTACTGAAGAAGAAAACACATTTGAAAGTGGCATGCCCGACGCTAGCTATATGGAGGCACGTAAAGCACTTATACGGAGGCTTCAAGTTTTTGCAGCTAAATTCATAACTCCAATTCGTGCGGCTATGGAAGGTAAGCAAATTGAATATTTCGACGAGCCGATGCAGGATAAAATCGACAGCCTGATGACAGAAGGATATACCGGGTGGACACTCGCCACAACTGGAGACGACGACGCGCCTTTTGATCTCGAATCTGTAGAGAGCATAATCCAAGACGCGCAAGATTACTTATTCGCAGATATACCACTTGATGATGGTACTTTTTTCGAAGTAACAAAGCCTACTGCAGAAGGGTGGCCTAGTCTTTCACCTAAAATAGAGCATCGATACGCTCTCGATCCACAGATTGTTCCACTAGCAGTAACATTTAAAGGACAGTTTCGAGATCCAGACAGCATGTTAAACAATGAAGATAACTTACCATTTTATTCAATGGACGACAAGTTAGTTAATCCTCCGATGTATAATAAGTTAGGTTCTAAGTGGGACTTTCCGCAATATTTAGGATTTCACAAAGACGGATACAAGGATTTTAAAGTAGGCCTCCCGACCGTCGGCCAAGGCGCTTATGATCCTGTATTCTATAGAAATTTTAACCCCAATGCTTTAAGATATTCATTACCTGTTGAGAAAAAAGTTGTTGCCGGCTTCGATGCGGCTGAAATCACAAATCAAATATCTGATATTTATAGTAATTTTACAAATATTAATCCCGAAGAACATGGCCTTGATCTTCTTAGCGAGAATCTAAACTTGTTGACTAACGACAAGGAGTTGTTTTATCAAAATAGTACATGGAACAACGCCGGCTCCTATCCTAGAGTCAGAGATTCTTATGGGTTTATAAAATCTAAATTTACTGGATACGGTCAATATCCTCCATGGGTACTTCAAACCGACACATTCAACCAGCATTTAGGTGATATCAAATATGCTTTTGAAATAGAAAATCAATTTTCAGAGGAGATTGGAGAGCTTCTAAATAATATATACCCCAATAGTTCCCCAGCTGCTAGCTCAACGGCAAATAATTCGCCTTTTATAACATTGGTTAACTCAAATTATGACGAAGTTTTAAATAGACTAGACGCCGGCGTAATTAGCGATCTGGTTTACGCCACCATTGAGCCCTCTTTCGCCGCCGCCGGCGATTACTTGGCAGTTACGGAAGCCACGAACAGACTTGAGGCTATACCGGCAACAAATTATCAAGCAAAAATATTCGGTAGATTATTGGCAAGTAAATTTAAATATTTCTTTATGAAATATAGTTCCGTACAAGAGGGGTACCCTCGCCAACCAGGGCATCCTAAAGCCGGCACGATCACACCACAAGCAATACCGGGCTGGGAAGAGCATGTACCAGATCCCCAGGAGCTTGAAGATTTCTTCGCTAACATACAGTATTCTCTATCTACTTATGGATATTCCGCTTTACAGTTTGCTTATTCTAGTCAAGCTTTCGCGAAACTGAGAACATCTCGTCTTAACAGGAGGGGGTATTTAAGAAAGCTTTGGAACGCCATCCTCAAACCGCCTTCCAAACAGGGTAAGGGATCTAATGTTGATCCCGCGTGTCAAGCTTTATTTGAAGAGATGGCTATCACTTCGACAAAAGATATGAAGAATACGGAAACTGACTTCTTTAACGTCGGAAAGATTAAAAATCATATAATGGATTATTATCAAAATGCCATCTGCGGTGATGTTTTTGAAACAAGCGACCCCGAAAATAATGCTGTGAAAGATTCGTTGCTTCAGGGAATAATAATGCTCATTATCAAAGTTTATTCTTTAGAAATGTGTCTTGCTGGTGTTATTTCTTGGGATAGTTTCTTGATGGAGGATATTTTTGAAGATGAGCTTTTAACTGCGGTGATTGTAAAAAATATAAGTAAAGATGTGGGAAATATGGATTTATTAGCAAAACATGCTAATGACATCTTAGAAACTGAAGAAAGCCTCACTTATAATGAAACTTGGAAAAACAAAACCGAGGCTAGCGCGCTGAGTTATCTCGTCAAGAAAGAAGCAAAAGAAATTTCTAGAGTTATTGATTCTCTGTTCAGAAATGGTGAAAGAATGTCATCAGATTTGACAGTTGAAAAACTAACTAATTCTGATCCAGATTTTGTTGATCGATATAATGAACGCTTTACAACGGATGAGAACGATAAGACCGGCGCAGTTTTAAGAGCAATTTATACAAACTTTGGTTATGAAATAGTTGTCGATGCAAGGCTAATTAATAATTTGTTCACCATGAATTATGGCACTCCATGGAGAAACCAGCGCCGACTATTCAAAGATATTAATAGCCCTCTGGTCGGCATAGAAAACTCTAAAGATGCTTGGGATGATATTATGGGTTTGGATTTTGAAAAATATAGTGGAACAAATCCCAGCAAACAAAAAGACTATCTGCACTCTTTGCCCGTGCGACAGATATACAAGGAAAAATTAGGTGATTTAGCTAGCGCTACTGGGGAACTGAGGCCAGTCGACGCTGACAGGCCCTCAGCTATATTAAGAACTGAGGTATCTTCATATAAGCAAAGAACATCTGAAACGTTGAATCATGAAAGATGGAAGATCTTCTCTCCTGCTGCCGCGGCGTCGGGGCTCACTTCTGATTCATATAGGGATGTTATCTTTTCAGACTTATTTTCTGGCATGTGCGTTTACGATAGAGAAAACATTCATGAGCTTACCTTGGGCAACGGCATCAACGCGCAATTAGGAAATTTTATTATTCAACCATATGTGAAAATTACTGAGCAACAGAATATAGGCCAATTTAGAATTGCAAAATACATTGATCCAGAGACAAAACTGCCTTGTGAGGGCCCGGGAGAGTTGATTGAAGAAATTTTAGGAACTGATTATTTACCAATTCTAACAAGTTGGAGAGAAGGCGTCGGCGACCAGCGCTGGGGCAGTGTTCCTGAGGACATTGAAAAAATGAATACTGGCGAAAATGCTAGCCCAAATCTCTATGGTGTAAATCCATGGGGGTGTCATTTGTACGGCTATGTGCCACTTAATATTTGGACGGATTTTTATCATAATAGATTTTTGGCTGTTATAGAGGCTATACCTGAAATAAAGCAGTTATATCAAAAATATGGTTTAAAGCCCTTCTTCAAGGAGATCCAGCTTGGTTTGAGGTTGACTTATGTGGGCAGTCATGTTGTCGATGCAAATAAAAACTTAGATTTTGGCAATTTTATGGATAAATATATGTCTCCCAGGGGGCTGAATAGGTGTAAGACTCTTATTTCAAATCGCGTATATACTATAGGAAGCCACGATCCAAAGCATGCTAGCGGCGACGCTGTGGTTAAGAATGAGATTCATATCCCCGTTGCAGAAGTTAGCAGAAAAATTACTTTTGAAGATTCGGGATACAAATTCGATACAGATCTTGATTCTGATCCAGTGCGCCCTTACAGGGATCTAGGTATGCTAGCTAGCGCAGACTCCCAAGGCGCAATTGGAGACTGGACTTCTATCGGCCCAGAACGATTTCTACGACAGATGGCGGAGGATGCTGGTGGATCAGACGAGACGGCGGGCAACCGCGGCCTGATTAACCATGGTGCAAATAATTTTTCCCAGATTTTTTATAGAGACTTGTTAGATGGATTAGTTGATGATCTCAAAGATACGCCAGAATACAAATTACTTTTTAATCATCTATTCCCGCTAAAAAGATATTCTTCGCTAGCCTTTTTGTATGCAGGAGATAGTTTAAATAAATTTATTTCAGATCCAACAACCATTTTACAAAAAACCAAAAGATCTCTTTTTGCAATGATGTCTGGTGTTGAGAACGCAGATAATTATGAGTATAAACCTGATCCACTTGCCTTGCCAGAATTAGAAAGAATTTCACTAAACGACGATGCAGATACAAGAGGAAAAGAAGTCGATCTTGAAAAGCAAATATTGATGATAATTCTTAAGACTCCTTTATTGATACTAAAAGGCTTTGTAGAGTTAACAGATCCAGCAATTATTATAGCAAAAGCTATTTTGGATATCGCATATGCAATTCAGGCGGCTGTTATCGGAGTTATCGAAGCTGCGCTTAAAGCAGTGAAACAAGGAATACAATCTGCTATTGATGAGGCGAAAGGAGCTATGACTGAGATTGAGGTCAACGCTGCGACCGTCGGCGCCGTAATCACCGCAACCCGCGACGCTCTTATTCCTACATGGGAGCAGGCGTACAATGCAGTGCCAGATATAGATGGTGGAGCTGCAGAACAATATGACTTTGAAGCTGGCATCGTAGTAAGCGCGGATGATGAAGATATTACAAAATGGGAATTCAAGATTAATTCGGAAGAGCTTCCAGATGAACTTAGAGAATCAGAAGAGTTCCAGCAGATGAAGGAACAAATAGAAGCTGCTGCAGCTTTGATAGAAGATTACACAACAGCTAAACAAAGTTTAGTTGATTTAGAACAACAGATGATTGACGTAACTACAGAGATGGAAGAGAAGGTAACTCAAGCTAAAGAAGTTATGAGGCAGATCTTCTCTTCCCCGTATCTGCTGCCGAGTGTGTGGGTAGCATTAATGCCTTCACAAATACCATATTTTGGAGGTATAGTGCCATTTCCTTTCTTTGTGGGCCCACCGAGCACCATTCCTGGTATGATTTATCTTGCATTACTATTTATAGATGCATACGAAGAAAAAATGCATGATCAGTCAGAACAGTTAGGAAATAATGAAGTAAATTGTCAAGATGAACTATAAGGAGTAAGAAATTGTTAGGCTTTGGACCAAAATTACCGCTTTCAAGAGACGCCGAGCATGGAATTTACACGCTTACAACTTCTTATTCTGAGCAAATACAGCAAAATTTTAAGAATTTGTTGTTAACCGCTCCTGGCGAACGCATTATGAATCCGGATTTCGGGGTCGGTTTACGACATTTTTTGTTTGAACAAAAGACAACGGCTATACCTAGTATTAGACAGAGAATTAAGGAGCAGGTAAGAAAATATTTGCCTTTTATTGAAATAACATCAATTACTTTTGATCGTGATCAAGAAGAATCTTTTTCACGAGATTCCCTGATGCTTTCATTGTCAGTGGCTTATACAGTTCCAAGTATAAATTTAAATTCTAGCATAATACTGTCTTCAGACGGGATAAATAAATTATGAGCAAAGATAAAAAACTTATAAAATATACTAATAGAGATTTTTCTTCTATTAAAGAGAGTTTGGTCGAATACACGAAGAGATATTACCCAACCTCATTTAAAGACTTCTCTGAGGCTTCATTTGGGTCTCTGATGTTGGATACTGTATCATATGTTGGTGATGTTTTATCATTCTATTTGGACTATCAGGTTAACGAATCTTTTCTTGATACTGCAGTAGAATACGATAACATATTAAGAATGGGAGAGCAAGTAGGGTATAAGGCGCCTTTGAAGGGAAATACTTTTGGAATAATAACTTTTTATATTTTAGCGCCGGTACAAGTAGATTCCTCGGCGCCAGATTTAAATTATCTTCCTGTCCTTTCGAGAGGGTCCAAGTTAACAACCAGCGCTGGCCAAATGTTTGCTTTAATTGAGGATGTTAATTTTGCTGATATTAAAAACGAGGTAGTAACTGCCACCGCAGATGAAGGCGGAAACCCAACATCTTTCGCAGTCAAAGCATATGGAAAGGTAATTTCTGGTGAATTAAAAACAAAATCTGTCTCTGTGGGAGATTTTAAAAGATTTTTATCTGTAAAAATAGAAGATAGTAATATTAGCGAGATTATTTCCGTTGTCGATACAGAAGGTCATGAATATTACGAAGTAGATTATTTATCACAAGACACGGTTTTTAGATCGGTGATGAATAAAGATAAACACACTAAAGACCAATCGCCAAGTGTCATCATCAGTACTACAGTTCCAAGAAGATATACTGTTTTTTCACGCGCAGGAAAAACATTTTTAAAATTTGGTTATGGGTCAGAATCTTCATTAAAAAATGATAACGTAACTCACCCATCTAATGTAATATTAAAAATGCATGGTCGTGATTACGATAGTGATACATCTTTTGATCCTTCTAAGCTTCTTGAAACTGATAAATTTGGAGTTGCTCCATCTAATACAATATTGACTATAACCTATAGAGCGAATACTACTGAAAATTCTAATGTATCTTCTAGACAACTGAAGACCATTTCAGATCCGGTATATGTGTGGCCCTCCGGAGCAACAGACACTTCAAAAATTGATCTTGTTAAAAATGGATTGGAATGCACTAACGAAACGCCGATTACTGGTGACGTCTCAGCACCAACTGTTTCTGAGTTAAGACAGCGGATTAACGACACCTTCGCTACACAGAATAGAGCAGTCACAGCTGATGACTTTGCTGCTATGGTCTATAGAATGCCGGCAAAATATGGAAGAATTAAAAGGGCTAAATTGATTAGAGACCATGATTCCTTCAAAAGAAACTTGAATTTATATGTGCTTGGCGAGGATATAAAAGGTAATTTAGCCACTGCGAATAGTGTACTTAAAAATAACTTAAAGGTATGGATAAACAACTACAAGATGATCAATGATACAATTGACATTTTAGATCCAAGAATTATAAATATTGGTATTAATTTTACGGCAGTTGTGAATTATGATCAAGATAAGTTCGAGGCACTTCAGGCTGGGATATCGATTATCGAAGAGATGTTTGCTGAAAAATTGGATATAGGACAACCAATTTATATAGTGGACATTTATAATCAACTTAATAACTTAGAAGAAATAGTTGATGTTGTCGGCGTTGAAATAATTGACAAAGTTGGGGGTAACTATTCTGATGAAGCTATAGACTTAAAGCATCACACTTCAGCCGATGGCAGAATCCTATATACACCTGAAAATGCTGTTTATGAATTAAAACTCCCTAACATTGATATTAAGGGCACGATTAAATAATGGGTATTAAAAAATATATTGCAGATAAAGATAACACGATAACAAACGCTTACGGGTCGGATTTGTTGACTAGGTCAACCGGTTCAAACATGGGCGCCTCAGATATATTAGAAGTCTTTTCCTTATATGGGCAAGGTGGATATTCTACTTCTTCTGTGGAGTTGTCTAGAGCTTTGGTGGGCTTTCCAGTTAGTACTATTTCTGCAGATAGAACAGCTGGAACAATTCCTGTATCTGGTAGCGTTAGTTTTTATTTGAGGATGTACAACGCGCGCCATGGCGAACAGCTGCCTAGAGATCTCATACTTAATGTTTTGGCCGTATCTCAATCATGGGAAGAAGGCACTGGTTTGGATATGGAAGGCTATACCGATAAAACAAAAGATGCTATTGCAGGATCAAATTGGAAAAATGCCTCTAGTACTATTGCTAAAGCTACGTTAACAGACGCGATTGATGTATCTGGCGTCGCACAGAATGATGCGTTTACAATGACGGTACCGTCTGTCGCCGGCGGCGACGGTGTGGCCCACCAGTTCGTGTTTGATAATCACACTGACATCACCAACCTCACTGATACAACTGGTTTTGGTATCAATATCCAGCATGCCTCTGACGATGCTGCGATCGCAACTGTTCTTGTTAAGGCCATAAACGGATATTCCGATGCGCTTTACCAATACGGAGGCGCCGCACTCGACGCTGAATCCACACTAGCGGCCGGGACAATGGGCGTCACGGCGTCAATCGGAAGTACTACTTCTAAGGTTACTTTAACTATGGTCACGGCTGGATCCGCTGGAAACGTAGCAAACGTCCTCTCGGCGGACACCAACTTTGCTGAAGGATCCAAGCTGCTTGTAACAGCCTTCACCGACGGAGATGGCCCATGGGCTAATATTGGCGGTCACTATCATACCTCAACTTATATCGCCGGCGAGACTATGCCAAGTTACACCTCTACTTTTGCTGAGGGAGACGAAGATATGCTAGTCGATGTTACCGCTGCGGTAGAAGAGTGGATTGCTGAGAAGCAAGAGAATTATGGCTTCGGGGTTTTTGTAACATCAAGCCAGGAAGCTCATGTAACCGCTTCCGACAGCTATGTCTTGGCCAACACCAGTGGCCAAAAAACAAGTTATTACACGAAGAGATTTTTCTCAAGAACAAGTGAATTTTTCTTTAAAAAGCCAGCAATTGAAGCACGTTGGGACTCCAGAAAAATGGATAATCGCGGTAATTTCTATTATAGTAGTTCATTAGCTCCTGCGCAAGATAATTTAAATACTTTGTATCTGTATAACTATGTCAGAGGTCAGTTGGTTAATATACCTGCTATAGGAACAGGAAAAATACTTTTAAGTATTTATTCTGGATCGAGCGATGATACAGCTCCTTCAGGCTCGAAGCTGCAGCCAAGTAGAGCCGACGCCGCATCCGGAAATGGTTTTACAGGAGACACAACAAATTTAAATATTACTGGTGGATATGTCTCAACTGGTGTTTATTCGGCTTCTTTCGCTTTTACTGGATCAACTTCTTTAAAAACTATTTATGATGTGTGGCACAGTGGGACAATTGAGTATTCCACCGGCTCAATCAAGCCGCTAACGCTATCCACTCCTAGTTGGAATCAATACTCTCAATATACATCAAAAATAACTAATTTAAAACCAAAATATTCCAAAGAAGAAAAGGCTAGATTCAGAGCTGCTGCAAGGCCGAGAAATTTCAGCCCAACTATTTACACGGTTGCTAAGAGTGAGATAGAGAGTACAATTATACAAAGTGCTTCATATGAAATAATCAGAATGATTGATAACGCTACTATGATTGACCATTCGACTGGTAGCACCACATATCACACCTTCTTATCATATGATAAATCGGGTAGTTATTTTGATCTAGATATGACTTTATTAGAACCTGGCTACCTCTACGGTATAAAATTGGCTTATTATATTTCTGAAGGTTGGAGAGAGCAAGAAGAAGTATTCAAATTTAGAGTCGAGGATAATTAAATATATAAAGTTGGGTTAATTCATGAGCATAAAAGACTTATTCGACAAAGGTCATTCTCTTAAATTTCTAAAAGATAAAAGTCAAGATAGTATGAGGGAAGACATTGAGTCTCCTAGGTACCTCGACGCTTATAACATAAAGAGAAATCGATTTATACCAGATGTTGATTTCACTACCGCTTCAAATTTCGCTAGATTTGGATTAGCTGAACTTTATTATGAAAATTCTATTAAGAGAATTTATGAAACTTATCCCTATGACGGCTCTTTGGCAGAGAAGACAGAATGGGAGAATGATAGTACTTACTTAGATCTTTATATTTTCGAAAATGAGTACCCTAGAACGAACGGCCATGTTGTTATCAACGGGACTACACATACATACACTGGCTCTCCAGCTAGTAACACGTATAGCAGTAGCTTGCCTGAATACATTTATTTTAAAGGTGGCCCCCATCCCGATCCCAATGGTGATTTCAAAAATGAATTTTCTGCAGGACCATCCAAGAAAGGTACCTCAAAGGCGAATATTTACCACACCGGAAGCCAGAGAGCAAATAATTTAGAAATTGACATGGACAAGGGAGTCACTGTCGAATTTTGGATGAAGAAAGATGGCTGGGCTTCTACCGATAGCAGTGAAATATATGAGTATATATTTAATGTCGTTGCCTCGGGGTCAACAGGCAGCGATTATGCTAATTTTAGAGTGGGTTTGAGGGGTGACCAGCCCACAAATATGAATTTTAATATTGAATCTGGCTCTGGACCCACTTCAATAAGTTTTAATTTAGATACAGGACTAGATGAAATTGCTGATAGTAGTTGGCACCACTATGCGTTTACTGCAAAATCGCAAGGTGGGGACACTGTTTGCAACTTATATGTTGACGGAGAACATATAAAAAGAGATACAGACGGCGACACGATAAACTTAGTGACTGGTACTATGGTCGCAGCCCTAGGCGCCCTCGCAGGCCCGAGAGGCACCAGTTTAAGTGTTGCCGGCCGAGGTTGGGGCAACATAGTCTCTGCCTCCTTCGACGAATTTCGATATTGGAAAACTGTTAGAACAGGGCAGCAGATTGGCAGATATTACCGCGCGCCCGTGGACGGCGGCACAAATACAGACAACATAAAGTACGATGATATTTCGAACAAGGTGGATCTAGGTGTATATTTTAAATTTAATGAGGGGATAACTGGAATTTCCACAACAGATAAAACTGTTTTAGATTATTCTGGCCGGATTTCAAACGGCGAATTCATTAATTACGGATCCTCAGCTCGTTCAACCGTGTCGGCCATAGTTGAAGCCGGCGCCGCATCAAAAGAGTTTAAAGACCCTGTGTTATATGCAACTCATCCTAGTGTTGACAGCTTGTTGTCTAGTAAGAAAATATCCGGATCAGCTCATGACCATGAAAATTTCGCATCAATTTATAAAAGTATGCCGGCATGGATCCTCGACCAAGATGATGCTGAATCAGGACATTTAAAGCATTTTTGTCAAATAATGGCAAGTTATTTCGATGATCTCTATCTTCAGATTGAAAAAGTGCCGAGATTAAAAGATATTAATTATCCATCTGACAACGATTATGAAAAGCCTCTGCCATTTGCGGATAGATTACTGGCCGGAAGAGGCTACGCTGCCCCAGAATTATTTGCAGATGCTTCTTTGCTGGAAAAATACCTTGACCGCGCAGAGAAAAAGCTCTTTGAGAAGAAGTTGTATGAAGTAAAAAACACTATCTATCAAAATATATATA